GCGCAGTCCTGCCTTGAGACCGGGAACTTTACCTTTTCCGGCTCTGCGGTCACGCTTTCACAGAACAACTTCTGCGGCATGGGCGTGACTTCTAACGGGGTGAAGGGGAATTCCTTTGACACGCCGCAGCTCGGCATCCGGGCGCAGGTACAGCACCTGAAAGCCTACGCTTCCACGGAGGCTCTGAAGAACGCCTGCATTGACCCGCGGTTCAAATATGTCACGAGGGACTGTGCGGAATATGTGGAGTGGCTTGGGCAGAAAGAGAACCCGGACGGGAAAGGATGGGCGGCAGGCGCCGGCTATGGGGAGAAGATCCTCACGATACTGAAAGGCATCCTCGGCACGGCGGGAGGGGCAGCTCCTTCCGCTCCTGCAGAAACGGAAATCTGGTACCGCGTCCGGAAGACCTGGGCAGATGCATCCTCGCAGAAAGGGGCATTTAAAGTTTTGGAGAACGCAAAGAAGTGTGCAGATGAAAATCCGGGGTATTCCGTGTTTGATGAAGTCGGAAAAGCGGTGTACACCAGGGCGGCAGCATTCAAGCCGTATCTGGTGCGGGTGTCCATCCCCGACCTTAACATCCGGAAAGGCCCCGGCACTGACCGTGCAAAGACCGGGAAATATACGGGAGCCGGCACTTTCACGATTGTGGAGGAGGCAGACGGCGAAGGCGCATCCAGGTGGGGGCTGCTGAAATCCTACCAGGAAAAAAGAGACGGATGGATTTCGCTGGATTATGGCAAAAGAGTATAACTGAATATCGGAGGACAGAAAAACAAGCCCGTGGCATTTGAAACGATGCTGCGGGCTTGTTTTGCGTTCTGCGGTTTTAATCTGTTTTCTTTGGTGCGGCTGACAAGTGCAGTGGCTTTGCCATCAGCTCCACGCAGTCCGAAAAGCCGAGCAGATAGGCAAGAGCGCCGTACCGTGCGCCGAGCGCGTTCTGTTCGCAGGAGTGCAGGTCAATCAGTGACCGTGCTTCCTGCGGCAGCTCCATGGCCTCCAGCCTGTCTAAATATTCCCCTGACTTCCGGGCAATTTCCTGGTATTCTTCATCCTTTTCCAGAATGCGGTCCAGTATGCCGTTTACCCGCATATCCATCAGCAGGTACAGTACAGAATCCTTATCCATAGCAGAATCCCTCCTTTCCTCGGTGATGCATATTAACTCTGAATCCGCAGGTTATCAACTTAAAAGTGGATGGAGAATAGTGACAAGCCGGTATTTCATAAAATGATATGGACGGCTTTCTGTATTTTTTCAAAAAACACCCCATCAAAAAGCCCTCCAAATCTCCGTATAGTGAGGAGGTGCTTTCCATGACGGAGGAACAGAAAAAACAGATCATACGCCTTCGGAAGAAAGGCTGCGGATATACGGCGGTTGCAAATAAAGTCGGGATTTCAAAAGATACGGTCAAAAGCTTCTGCAGAAGGAACGGGCTGGCAGGGGAAATGGCGGCGCCTGTGGAAATGCAGGTTCCGGGATGCCGGGAGTGCGGGAAGCCCCTGCAGCAGACGGAGGGGATGAAGCCCCGCGTGTTCTGCTGTGATGAATGCAGGATAAAGTGGTGGCATGGGCATCCGGATAAAATAAAACAGCGGGCGGTCTATTCCTTTACCTGCGCAGGCTGTGGGAAACCGTTCACTGCTTATGGCAATTCCAAACGGAAATACTGCTCCCACGAATGCTATGTCAGAAGCCGTTTCAAAGGCGGTGATGGAGGTGAGTAAGGAACAGTTCAGGGCCGAGCGGCTCTATCTTATGTCCCTTTCCGTGGCGAAATCCATGCTGAAAAAGGGCGTCATTTCAGAGGATGAATATTCGGAAATTGATACAATCCTGCTAAAAAAATACCGGCCAACTTTGGGTACATTACTGGCCGGAAAACCCTTGATATAATTGCGGTTCAGAGTGATGTATAGTAGCGGAAAGGAGTTGATTTCATGCGGAAAATCAGCAAGATAGAGCCAAAGCTGCCGATTATCCAGGCACGGAAGAAGGTCGCCGCCTATGCCCGTGTTTCCAGGGACACCGAGCGGCTGATGCATTCCGTTTCCGCACAGGTGAGCTATTACAGCGCTCTGATTCAGAAAAACCCCGAATGGGAATATGCAGGGGTATATGCGGACATGGGTATATCCGGCACGGACACATCCAAGCGCGGTGAATTCTTAAGGATGCTGGCAGACTGTGAGGAAGGGAAAATTGACATCATCCTCACAAAATCCATCAGCCGTTTCGCAAGGAACACGGTTGACCTGCTGGAGACGGTGAGGCATTTAAAGGACCTCGGTATTGAGGTGCGGTTTGAAAAAGAGCATATCCATTCGCTCTCGGAAGACGGCGAGCTGATGCTAACCCTCCTCGCATCCTTTGCACAGGAGGAGAGCCGGAGCATTTCGGAAAACGTGAAATGGGGAGTCAGGAAGCGTTTCCAGTCCGGGGAAATCGGGGCGGCGAACAAACACATCCTCGGCTACCGGTACGATGATGGATTAAGAAAATATGTCATTATCCCCGAAGAGGCGGAAGCAGTCCGCTGGATGTTCCAGATGTACATTGACGGGGTTCCCCTGCGGGGGATTGCGGAGAGCATGAACAGTGCAGGCATCCGCACCACGCTTGGGAATGACTTTCAGGAAGCATCGGTGCGGCAGCTTATCTTCAACGAGGTCTATGCCGGGGATATCCGGCGGCAGAAATGCTACATGGCAGACCCGATCACAAAAACGAAGGTGAAAAACTGCGGGGAGCTGCCGCAGTATTACATGGCAGACTGCCATGAAGCCATCATTGACCGTGAGACTTATGCAAAGGTCCAGGCGGAGATGGAACGGCGGGCAGGGCTTGTCAATCCTACCTACCCTTTTACGGGAAAGATAAAATGCGGCATATGCGGCCAGAGCTTTACCCGCAGGAAAGGGATCACCAAAGGGAAAGAATATGTCAGTTGGTTCTGCAGGGCGAAAAAGGAAGTCGGGATGACCTGCACAAGCTGCAATTATTCAGAGCAGAACCTCATGGAGATATGCGCAAAGCTGATGGGGACGGACAGTTTTAACGGGACGGCTTTTGAAAGCTCAGTCAGGCTCATTTCGGCACTGCCGGACGGCAGCCTTGAGGTACAGTTTTTTGACGGGCAGATAAAGCGGTGGGAGATGCCCCCGAAGCCCGCGAAAGTGCTTGACAAGCCGGTGAAGAAAAGACCTGCGCATCTCTTTGATGGGAAGATATTCTGTGGGCAGTGCGGCAGACGGTACGGCAGGGCAGTCAGTGAAAGCAAAGACAGGCACCTTTACTGGTACTGCAGGGCAAAAAGCCATCATGGGGTAACCTGCGACAGCGTGAATTATCCGGATTCGGAGATGAAGGAAATCTTCTGCATGGTCATGGGGCTGGAAGCATTCGATGAAGGCTTTTTCACGGAAACCGTGGAGCGGATGGTGGTGCAGAAGACAGGGAGCATTGATTTCCATCTGAAGGACGGCACGGTTAAGACTTACGAAACATTGAAACTCCGGAGCAACAGGCATGAGAACACATCAACGGATGAATTTACCGGAAAAATCAGATGCGCCTCCTGCGGCAACCTTTACCACAGATACTGCTGCTATGGAAAATACACATACTGGCGGTGCAGCGGCAAGTCAAAGGTCAGGACGGAATGCAGCGGCCGGGATTTTCAGGATTCGGACATCCGTAAGGTTTCCGCCTACATGATGGGCATGGAGGAATTTGACGCGGAAGCGTTCAATGGAACGGTAGATTATATCACGGCGTTTCCGGACAGCAGCCTGGAAATCCACTTTTATGACGGGAGGGCAGAGCGATGGCAAAGGTGATCACGATACCTGCTACACGGAGCAGATATACAGCGGCTCCAATCAACAGCAGGGATAAGAGGAAGGTTGCAGGCTATGCCCGCGTCAGCACCGACCATGAGGAGCAGCAGACCAGCTACGAGGCGCAGGTGGATTATTACACAAACTACATAAAGGGGCGCGAGGATTGGGAGTTTGTTTCTGTATATACGGACGAAGGGATCAGTGCGACTTCCACGACAAAGCGCGACGGTTTTAACAAAATGGTGGCGGATGCCCTGGACGGCCGCATTGACCTCATCATCACGAAGTCGGTGAGCCGTTTCGCAAGGAACACGGTGGACAGCCTGACCACTATCCGTAAATTGAAAGAACACAAAGTGGAGTGTTATTTTGAAAAGGAAAATATCTGGACATTTGACAGCAAGGGCGAGCTGCTTCTGACCATCATGTCCTCGCTGGCGCAGGAAGAGAGCCGCTCCATTTCGGAGAACGTCACATGGGGGCAGAGGAAGCGGTTTGCAGACGGCAAGGTCACGGTACCGTTCAAGCGGTTTCTTGGCTATGACCGGGGCGAGGATGGGAACCTTGTCATAAACGAAGAACAGGCTGCGGTCGTCCGGAGGATTTACGGGATGTTCCTGCAGGGACGCTCCCCATTTGCCATCGCAAAGGCGCTGACAGAGGAAGGCATCCCGACTCCGGGCGGCAAGAAAAACTGGTCGGGAAGCACGGTCCGGAGCATCCTCACGAACGAAAAATACAAAGGGGATGCGCTCCTCCAGAAAGTGTACACGGTGGATTTCCTTTCCAAAAAGAAAAAGGTCAACGAGGGCGAGGTCCCGCAGTATTATGTGGAGAATAACCATGACGCCATCATAGAGCCTGCCGTGTTCGAGGCGGTGCAGAAGCAGATGGCTGTCCGGCAGACGGGGACGAACCGCCAGAGCAGCGTGGGGATTTTTTCCAGCAAGATAAAATGCGGTGACTGCGGGAGCTGGTACGGCTCGAAGGTATGGCATTCCAACGATAAATACCGCCGGATAATCTGGCAGTGCAACCACAAATTTGACGGCGGCGAGAAGTGCTGCACACCACATCTGGATGAGAAAACCATCAAGGGACTTTTCCTAAAGGCGGTGAATATCCTGACCACGGAAAAGGATGAGATTGCCGCAAACTTCCAGTCCATCAAAGGGCAGCTTTTCAGTACGGGGGAGCTGGAAACGGAGCAGTCGCAGCTTCAGGAAGAACTGAATGTGGTGGCGGAACTGATACAGCAGTGCGTAAGTGAGAACGCCCATGTTGCCCTCGACCAGACGGAATACCAGGCGAGGTACGATGGGCTGGCAGAGCGGTTCGACCGGACGAAGGCACGGCTGGACGAGGTCGGAAATGCCATCATGGAGAAGCAGGCGAAAAAGGAACAGATAGAAAGGTTCCTTGCAGAACTGGAACGGCAGGACGGTGTGGCCACGGAGTTTGATGAAGAGCAATGGTACAGCCTGGTTGACTTTGTCACAGTTTTTAATAAAGAAGATATCCGTTTCACCTTTAAGGATGGGACGGAAATTCAGGGCGTCCATTAATATATGAGAAAGGCTGATAGTGTATATAAGAAACTGTCAGCCTTCCTAACTGTTAAATATTGACCCTGCCACCGATAGTTGGGAAACCTTCGGAAAAATCCATAAAATTGCGATTGATAACAGAAGCAATTACATTTTCGTATCGACACCAATCGGTTTCTGTAAGATAAAAACAATCATGTATGTTTTTACTATCTCCTAGAATATTAGCATATACCATATTTCCTTTTCTTATGTCCTCAATGATATAAGGTGTGATGTCTTTTAATTGAAGAGTAAAAAACACTTCATTATTTTCGTTAATTATGAATACACAGTTAATCAAAGAATTTATTTCATGTAAATGAATATAAGGTGTTTTGTGGCTTCGGATTTGTCCAACAAAATCCTTCCACATTCCATCATACCGATAGAATACCCTCTTATCTGGGGGTAATGAAATGTTCTGTTTAAATTCGTCATAGTCCTCTGTAAATACTATGATTTCTCCTTGAAATTCAGACAAAAAATGAATGGTTTCATTTCGTTCAAATGTAACGGGGTATCGCCATCCAGCTGTAGCATGATGAAAAACGAGACAGTCAATTTTGGTTGATTCCGTACCAATTCCTTGGTTTATGAAACTTTTGTCATGAAGTGCTACAGTAACACTATTCATCAGGGAGTTAAAATCTGTTGCATTAGAGGGTGGAAACACATATTGATTATTGAGCAGTGCTGGTAAGACTCTCTGTTCAATTTCATGAATGTCTGGTTTTTCGGAGAGTTCGTTTTTGGATTCCATAATGTCATCGATTTTACTCTGTAGTTCATCACAATTTATATTGTACTGAACAGAAATCTGTTTTGCTAGCCGATGTAGCATATTAGTTAAGTTATCATAACTTCGTTTCAGACAAGTAACCCCTGACATTTGAAGTATCTTTTCCTCAGACAAGCATTCTCCTTGTTTAATCAGTTGAAGTACGGATCTAATCAGTCGTCGGTACCGATAATCAACGTGGTTTTGTAGCGGATTACTCAAAATTTTTTTTCTAATTTGAAGAGCATCTCGCCAATTTGGTTCGATTAAAGTAATATCAATATTTAGTGCCATAATAGCAATAGCGGTCAGCAGGGAAGTACCATCGAGGTCATATTGCTTATAATGTACAATTTCATCAAAACCAGGAATGCAATATTTTCTATAATAATCGCCCTTATGTAGATGATGTTCAAATGTTTCAAGTTCTTTTTCTCCATGCAGTTTATAGTAGATACATTGTGCATAAATTGCAGTCATTTCCTGAGTAGTTAAACTGGCATTTGAAAGTTCTACCAATATGTCCTGTATATCAGGTACATACCAAATACTAATTTGTTTGAGTGCAATTTCGAGAACACCATATAGAGAACCCTGTGTTATTGCATGGTGGGCTAATTCGTGGTATTTTACATCTTCTTGGTTGTAGGTATATTTACTATCAATAAATACATGATCTCCAAAATCATATTTCCCCTGAATCATCTGTATTTGTCATCTCCTTTAATGCATTGTGAAGCAACTCATTATTGCGTATTGTACTGTCATAAAAATAATTACACCAAGCTTCTGCAGATACTTTAGCAGCAACACAGAGAATAAGACTAATAACCAAGGGAATTAGTTTGTCGTCTATACCGAATCGTGCTAAAAGCTCACCAGCAAGATTTTCAGCAATAATAGCACTACTGGCAGCAATCAAGGAATGGTTATCTGCATAATCACCCTTTCCTTTTAAGAAGACATATATTTGAAGTTTTAGGTAATCATACCACAAAACTTGTCTATCATTATTTTGAAGTTCCAAAAGTGGATTATCATCAAACAAGTTTGTTATAATGTAAAAACACAATCGTTCTATTTCTTCAAAGTCAGCAGCATTTTCTTCTAACAATTCTTGAAGTTCATAAATTGTATATGGATTAACTTTATTGGTTTGTTCCAATTGCTGAAAAATCTGGTTTATAAATATATCCATTGTTTTATATACTCCTTATCTTAAGTATTTATTGCTCGTTATTATTTTGAGGAACTAATTTTATATCTAGTCTTTGGGCAAAAGGCTGTTTAGAAATCAATTCTTTTGTGTATCTAAATGCTATTTTTGTGCCGATAACAGCACCTGTTGCGGTTGTTAAATATCGAAACTCCCATTGTTCATTTTCTTCACTGTATAAAAATTGTACTTTATTTATTGGGAATTGGGTTTTTAATTCATCAATTTTATGTGAAACTATGCATATTTTTTCTTTTTCAATTGACATAAGTACCTTATCAGCATTATTTGATCGCACAATTAATTGAACCAAAATGTCATTATAATTATCTTCGAAAACGTATGTAATTGGTCTTTCATTATGATTTGCAAGTTTTACAAATGAACCAATAGCTTTTTTATTGCTTGATAACTTTTTTCAATGTCTTCTGAAATGCTATCTGACAATTTATCAAATGTTTTTTTTGCAACAAGGGCACTTAAAGAATAAATCGTCCCTTTAATAAGGGTAAAAACGATTTCTGGATCTGGAAGGAAAGACTTTCTAATTAGTGCTTTCTTTTCAATATCATTATCATTAAATTGCTCCCAAAATAGATGGTAATTATCATCAGAAAAATTAACCTTATCAATACTAACAGCGAGTTTAAGGTTATCATAGCTGATTTCTTCTATAAATGGCCTTTTATCGATTTCACTCTCCGCTTTTACATACCTTTTCCCATCTGTTGATTTTATAATTTTAAATTTATCAAACAATTCTTGTTGAATTTCTAATCCATACTCATTAGCACCTATAGGAATAACTTCACCATGGATTGTTTTTCCTATAGGCATTGCAAGTAGATCATGTGCTAATCCAGCCCCTCTTGCATATTTGTCCTCATTTATTTCATTGGCCATTTGAATCAATTGTTTTTTTGACAGCTTATCTCCATGGGCATCTGTAGATGTTGTGGCAGCAAATCCTTTTTCTAACATTATTATATCCTCCTGAAATATGTATGATTAAAAAGAAATTATCGCAAAATATAAACATATTATATCACAAAAATATGAACATTTCCACTGTACTATCTCGGCCATTTCTGATTTGAACCCTCCCTCTACGAGGCAAAATCAAAAAGTATGCCAAAATCAAAAGGTTTAGGGCAAAATCAGATTGTATCAAAGACAGCGTTTACATAGACGACGGATTTTCGGGTACAAATTTCGAGCGACCGAGTTTCAAACGCATGATTGAGGACATAGAGGACGGGAAAATCAACTGCGTTGTCACAAAGGATTTGTCAAGGCTTGGCAGGAACTATATCCTCACGGG